CGTTATTAAAATAGTAATAACAGTTTTTTAATTGCATGATATACCTTTATGTGTATGTTATATGATAATTTTTATAAAAAAACAATAGATTATTTATAAATGTCTATTAAATTTGAGGACAAATTAGAAAGCATTGAATATCCTAAAAACGATAAATCTTGGAATATAGCAGGGATTATAAAAGGACAGAATGGTTTTTATCGATTTGATACCCGACCCATACAAAAAACTAAACAAGGCGAAATAGGAAAATATAGCTCGTTTAAGACTAAAGCAGATAAGATAGTATTCGAAGCTAAAGACCAGTGGGTTATAGTTGATGTAGAAGAGTTACATCAATATTTAAAAAAACAAAATCTTAAAAAAGTATACTTGCAAGATTTGATATTTAAGTTAGATTGGAATATAGTGCTACCTAAAAAAGAATGAAATTTTTATACTATTATATACATAATTATTTGTCTTCAAAACAAATAAAAAAATTAAATAAGACTCTTATAAAAGGAAAACCTTTTTACACAAAAGCTGATACAATAAAAACATCTACGGCTTTTTATAATCCCTATAGAAGCGTTAGACATTTAACACCCGATTTAGAAGACACAGCATTTTATGTAAATAGAGAGGCTTTTGGATTTAACATAGACCCTTTTTTAAATAACAATAATTTTATCATTAATATCTATGATGCTAAAAATCAAGGTGAGTATGAAATGCATACTGATGCAGAGTCGTTTGATAGAAATTATACTATTAAACTTACTTTGTTATTAAATCTTTCTGAACAAAAATATGAAGGTGGAGAGTTTTCTTTATTTGACAATTCTAAATTACAGGTGGTAAAAGAGTTTAATGAACCAGGGACATTGTTGATATTTCCTTCTTATGTTCCACACAAAGTTTCTCCAGTAACAAAAGGTCAAAGAATTTCGGGTACTTTTTTCATAACTGGCCCTTGGTGGAAATAAACACCCGTCTTTACAGACCCATAGTATTGAAATATAATACTACCAAAAACTTAAAAACCTTATATAGTGTATTGTTATGCTACAGAAAATAGGATTTACTCCAGGTATTAATAAACAAATTTCAGAGACTACAGCAGAGGGTCAGTGGGTTGATTGCGATAATGTTAGATTTAGGTATGGTACTCCTGAAAAAATAGGGGGATGGAACCAGCTAGGCACAATAAATGAAAATGAACTTACAGGAGCTGGACGTGGTCTTCATCATTTTGTTAATAGTTTAGGTAGAAGATATGCTATTATTGGCACAAATAGAATTTTATATGCTTTTTCTGGGGGTGTGTTTTACGATATACACCCAATTAAAACTACGACAACGCTTACAAGCGCATTTACTACAACCAATGGATCACCAACTGTTACAATAACTTTTCCAACTGGTCACGGTATTAATCCTCAAGATATTGTCTTGTTAGATAATTTTACATCCATAACTAATTCTAATTTTAGTTCTTCTGATTTTGACGATAAAAAATTTATGGTGACTTCTGTTCCTACAACAGAAACAATAACAATCACAATGCCATCAAATGAGACAGGATCTGGCGCAACAACATCAGGTGGGATTAGGGTTCAACATTATTTTCCTGTTGGGTCTGCTGTTCAAGAAAAAGGATTTGGTTGGGGTCTTGGATCTTGGGGAGGGGAGGCTTCTAACCCAGTTACAACAACATTAAATGGAGCACTGTTGGATGATACAGCAGGAACAGGTGGGTCTGGAACATCAATTGTTTTAGCAGATGCTACTCAGTTTCCAAGTTCAGGAACTAATTTTATTCAAGTAGGTAATGAGGAGATATCTTATACTGGAATTACAGGTGGAACTACACTTACAGGCATTACAAGAGCTGTTAGAAACTCAACTAGATCAGCACACAGTGATGGGGCTACAGTTAAAAACAGCACTGACTATGTTGCATGGGGGGAAGCAGCTTCAGGAGATTTAGTTCTTGAACCAGGTATGTGGTCAATAGATAATTTTGGTGACAAAGCGATTTGTTTAATTCACGACAGTTCAGTGTTTGAATGGAATTCTTCATTATCAAATGCAACAGATACAAGATGCACGATTATAACAGGGGCGCCAACTGCATCAAGACACATGGTTGTATCAACACCGGATCGTCACTTAGTATTTTTTGGAACAGAAACAACCATTGGAAGTCCAGAAACTCAAGACGATATGTTTATTAGATTTTCTGATCAGGAAGATATTAATACATACACTCCATCTGCAACTAATACAGCTGGCACGCAAAGACTAGCTGATGGATCACAAATTAGAGGAGCAATTCGTGGTAGAGATGCAATCTATGTTTGGACTGACACTGCATTATTTACACAACGTTTTGTTGGATCACCTTTTACATTTGCCTTTTCACAAGTAGGAACCAACTGTGGGTTAGCAGGTCAGAATGCATGTGTAGAGGTAGATGGTGCTGCATATTGGATGTCGGAAAATGGTTTTTTTAGATATGCAGGTAAATTAGAATCACTGCCTTGTTTAGTTGAGGATTTTGTGTTTGATGACATAAACATGGAATCAGGTAATCAAATGATTTCAGCAGGACTAAATAATTTATTTGGTGAAGTTACATGGTTTTATCCACAAGCTACATCTACTGTTGTTAATAGAATGGTTACATATAATTATTTTGATTCGTCACCACAAAGACCTGTATGGACTATAGGGTCTTTATCAAGAACTATGTGGCAAGACTCAGCGGTTTTTCCAAGACCACATGCTTTAGAATATGATGCAAGCACAGATACATCTTTTGATGTTGTGGGAAATACTGAAGGTAGAACATCATATTATGAACACGAAACAGGGACAGATCAAAATAGAAATGGGACTATAACTGCTATAACTTCTAACATAGCTTCTGGAGATTTTGATATAACTCAAAGGGTGATAGGTAGTCAACAAACTGGAATAGCAGATACTAGGGGAGATGGAGAATTTATAATGAAAATAAGAAGATTTATACCAGACTTTATATCTCAAACAGGAAACGCACAAGTTACTTTAGAATTAAGAAATTTTCCTAATGACACAAAAGTTAGCTCTGCATTAGGTCCTTTTACTGTAACGTCCTCTACACAAAAAGTAGATACAAGAGCAAGAGCTAGAGCAGTATCACTAAAAGTAGCAAATACAGGAGCTAGTCAAACTTGGAAGTTAGGAACTTTTAGATTAGACATACAACCAGACGGAAGAAGATAATGGCTATAACTGATATATATCAAGACTTAATAATGAATCCTGAAAACATGCCTAATAGATTGCAAAATTTAGAAATGTTTCCACCTGTAGATAATGTGCCTGGTAGATTAGATACATCTTTTTCAGAAATACCAGGGTTTAATTTTATAGATGCACCAATAGAAACCCCATTTATACAGAAAGCATTTAAACCTGAATTTAGACCTTTTTTAAATAATCCTGCTGTTCAAAATCCTTTAGAAAAAATAGGAAGTGGGATTACTTCTACAATAGATAAAGCAAAATCTGGTTTTAACAAAGGTATTGATTTAGGAAAATCTGCTATTGGGGGTATAGCATCTCTAGTAACAGGTATACCTGGAATAGGATTATTGCTTAATGCGTTTGGACCCATGACTGAAGAGGAAAAAGCAATGAGAGATTTTTATGGAGATCAATTTGGATTAACAGACACGGGTCAGGTAGCAAGTGGTATCATGGCTGGATACAATCCTGTATCTATGTTTGGTAGTGCAGGTTTAACTGGTGCAATAGATAAAAGAATGGCAACAATTAAAAATACATTACAGAAGAAAAAATCTGTGGCTCTTGAAAATAGATTAAAAGAATTACAAAGAATTAAAGAAGCAGAAGAAAAAGCAAGAAGATCAGCTGTAGATAGAATGTTCCAAGAAGGAAGAGGTGGCCGAGGACAAGATTTTACAGGTGGTAGATTTGACAGAGCTCGTAGTAGAGCAGAATATGATAGAGACCCAACAGGATTTTCAGGAAGTAGCTAATGGCAAAGATAGTACAAGTATTAACAAGACCAAGTGAAGAATATGATTTGTTTACGGCAGAGGCACAAGTTAGAGACCTTGATGCAATTGTTGAAAAATTAAATACTACGTTTCAAGAGGAATTAAAAGATGAAGTAGAAGCATTCAATTTTTTTTTACAATAATGGCTAATAGTTTTATAAATAAAAAAGTAGATTTAACTACAACGGATTTAACCACACTATATACAGTGCCTAGTTTTAAAACTGCTGTTGTAAAATCATTATTAGTATCAGATGACTCTGGGTCAGGTACAACGATAGATATTACGTTAGTTAATTCAAGTGGTGCTATATTTAATTTATTTAAAAGTAAAAGCATTAGTGGAAATGCAACAACAGAACTTTTATCTCAACCTCTTGTAATGGAGGAAAGTGAAGTGTTAAAAGTACAATCTGGCTACGCGAATAGGCTGCACGTAGTTGCTTCAGTATTAGAAATACAGCCAAGAGAGGTAACAACATAATGAAAGATATTCCAGTAATAGAGCCAAAAGAGATTATAACAACAATTACAAATATGAAGACAGGCGAGGTATATAAAGATGATTCTGAGTGGAAAGCTAAAAATATACCAGAATCTGACATAAGAAAAGATGTCAGAGTCATCATGCCGAGTCTTGATTTATTCGGAGAAACAAAATAAGATAGATAAACTATGGCAATTTCAAGATCAGATATGGAAAGACAACTTCGAAACATGGGTGGAATTATGAGTTTACAAGATCCTAGACAAGGATATTTTTTAGGTAAACTTGTAAGAAAAGCTAAAAAAGCTGTAAAGAAAGTTGTTAAAAGTCCTATTGGTAAGGCTGCAATATTAGCAGGATTAACAGGGGGGCTTGGTGGACTAGCGGGAAAAGGTAGTATTGGATCTTTTTTTGGTAAGGGTAGTTTTAATCCTTTAAAAGCATTAATTACAAAAGGTCCTCAAACAGGTATGTTTGGAACTAGTGGACTTGGTAGATTGTTAGGTAAATTTGGTTTAGCTGAAGGAACAAAATTAACAGGTCTTGGTAAGATTGCAGGTATAGGAGGTTTATCAGGTCTTGCTGGATTAATGGCAGCAAGAGAACAAGATGATGAAGAAGAATTTGATCTTAGCAAAATTGATAGAGGTGAGGGATTAAATATTGCAGATATTGTTAAACGTGCAAGATTACAAGATCCTGAGTTTAGATTCTTACCTGGTGCAGAGTTTACAGGAACTTACGCAGAAGGTGGTAAGGTAGATACGGAAAGTGACGAATATATAATGGATAATGAAGAGTCTCAAGCTTTGTTTGGAAAATTTCCAATACAACTTTCATTAGAAGAACAGATGATGTTGTACGGACGTAAAAAATATGCAGAGGGCGGTGAGGTAGATAAAAAAACGACTATGATAAAAGATATGTTAGATAGGGGTGCTGATGATGATCTTATTAAAACCATGACTGGAGCGTCACAAGAAGAAATAAACTCTATTAAAACTGCTCAAGCTGAGGGTAAAGCTGAAGGAGGGCTCATGAACCTTGGAGGCATGGAGATGGATCTCAGAGGTGGTGGATTTGTGCCACTAGGAGCCAAAGAAAAAGCTGATGATGTCCCAGCAAGATTGAGTAAGAATGAGTTTGTAATGACCGCCGATGCTGTAAGAGCAGCAGGTGGAGGAAGTATTGATAAAGGAGCAGATAAGATGTATAACCTTATGAAAGATTTGGAGGCTAAAGTATAATGGCAGTGCAAGAAACAAGAACGCTACCCGCACAGTTTATAGAAGACATTGGTAAAGATTATGCAAAGCAGTTAGCTGCTACAACTGCAATACCGATAGATACTTCTAAATTTGCACCACAAGTTGCTGCACAAGATGCATTGCAAACACAAGCTGCAACATTAGCAGGTTCAGGTGTAGGATCTTTTCAACCATTTATACAAGCTGCACAACAACAGGCAACTGCAGCTGGTCAAACAGTTGGTGATGTAGGCACAACTTTAAGTGGTATAGCTGGTTTAACTGGAGCACCTACAGCAGCACAAACAGCAGCATTTACTTCACCATACCAACAACAAGTTATTGATACAACACTAGCAGAGTTTGATAGACAAAGAGCAATCAACGAACAAAATATTAGAGACCAACAAGCAGCACTAGGTGCATTAGGTTCAGGTAGAGCAGGTGTACAATTATCAGAGTTTCAAGCACAATCAGGAAGAGACAGAGCTGCACTAGAGGCACAGCTAAGACAACAAGGTTTTCAACAAGCACAAGCAGCTAGACAACAAGATATTGCAAATAGATTTGGTTTAGGACAAGCACAATCTGGTTTGGCTCAACAACAATTAGGACTAGGTACATTTCAAACAGGTTTAGCACAACAAGTTCCAGGATTACAAAGAGCAGATATCTCAACACTTGGTCAAGTTGGTGCAGCACAACAAGCTCAAAGACAAGCAGTATTGGATGCACAGAGACAGGCAGCAAGAACTGCAGCGTATGAGCCATTAGAGAGATTAGGATTCTTTGGTCAAGGAGTTACTGGATTGTTAGGTGGATACCCAGCACAGTATCAATTTGCATCTACACCACCAGCATCACCATTACAAACTGCATTAGGATTAGGTACAGGATTAGCAGGAATATTCGGAGCATTGAAGTAACATGATGAATCGTATTTTTAAAAGACCTATGTTTAGAATGGGGGGTCGAAGCGATGATGGTATTATGTCTATGCGATTTGGTTTTAAAACAGGAGCTAGTGTTCCTGGATCGATATTAGGACAAGGTTTTTCAATGCCACCAGGTAGTGGCACAACTCCATCACCAATAAGTTATGGTCAAAGATTTTTTCCACCAGTTGTTCAACAACCAGCGGGTGTGCCAGCAACAGTTCCAACAGGAGGATCATTAACAACTACAGGAGGAGCGACAGCACCTGTAGATAGAATGTTTAAATTAGGTCAAAAAGTTAGAGGTGGTTTTAAAGGTTTAATGAGTTTATTAACAGGACCTGCTGCAAAAACTGCAGGAGGAACTGCATTATCTACAGCACCTTTAGCTCTTACTATTGGAGGTTTATCTTACATGAATTATCCAGTGTATCCAAAAGGTCATCCAAAAGCAGGGGAGTTTGTAACTAAAGAAGAGGCTGCAGAAATATTCGATAAAACAGGAGAAGCAGGCACTGCTGCAGATATAGCAGGAGAAGCTGCTATGTTTGATTTAGAGCCAGGAGAGGGTCAAGATGAATATGGTAATTTTGTTTATCCAACAAAATTTAATTTTAAAAATGATAAAGTAGTAGAAGTTTCTAATAAGTTAAATTTATTTCCTGACGACAAAGATACACCTCCACCTCCAAAAAAAGATCCACCTGTTGATGATGGTTTAGGAGATGAAGGTACATCTGATTTTGAAAAATCATTAAATGAATATTTACCAGCAATAGAATCTGCTTTAGAAATAGATGATGAAGCAACTAAAAGACAATTATTTTTACAACTCGCTAAATTTGGAGCAGGAGTTTTAGCTCAACCTGGTGGTGACTTAGTAGGAACAATTGGAAAAGCTGCTATAGATCCACTTGAAGGAACAGCAAAAGTGTTATCTGATAAACAAGCTGCTAAACGTCAGGCTAAATTGATAGCTGTTCAAGCAGCAATCAAAGACATGGGACCAGGTAGTTATGGTAAAAATGTTCAAGATATAATGAAAACTTTTGGTTTAAAAGGTCCAGAGGGTAGAAAACAAGCTGGACAGATTTATAATAAAATTTTAGCTAATGACTCTACAGCTCTATCAAGAGATAGAGATGATTTAAGTAGTGCGGCTAGAGAAGATTTAAGACTAAAAGGTGGTGCTATTGATGCGTACGTAAATAATATACGTGCAATTAGAGAGAGCAATCCAGAATTAATAGGTAAATTTAATAAGGTAATTACATCTGATGATAAACCAACTGATCAAGAATATTATGTAACTGAGGAAGGTGAGTTTGTAAGATACGACAAAGAAACAGATAGTTTCTTACAACCAGGAGATGACGGTTTCGCAGGTCCTAAAAAGAAAAAGAAATAGGAGGTTTCAATGGCTATTAAAAGAACTGAAGCTTTCGGTGAAGCCTACAAACAAAGAAAGAAAAATGAGGAAGATGTACATTTTATAACATCAGCACTAGCTGGTGTAGCAACTGGATTAATTAATATACCAAAAGGTTTTGCATCTTTAGGTGCAGAGTTAATAGATTTAGGTTTAGGAACAGAAACAGCAGCATCTGTAGAAAAATTTTTTGATGATTTAAATCCATTTGATGATGAAGCTGAAGCAAGAACCATTGGTAAAATCACAACAGCATTAACACAAATAGCTCCTCTTGGAGTTTTTGGTGCTGTAAAAGGTGCAGCAATGGCACCAAGAATATCTGCAGCAGCAAATAATTTAGCTAGACGAGCACTTCAAGCAAAACAAACAGGTAAATATTTTGGCGCATTAGACTTTGGTAGAAAAGCTTTAGCAGGTGGCGCAAAATTTGTGGGTAAAGAAAAAGTTGCAAAAACAGCTGGAGCTGTTGTTGGTAGTGGTATTGGAGAAGCCATTGTATCAGATGAAGACATAGGAACACTTGGAGATATGTTAAGAGGTACATCTTTAGAACCATATGCGCTTTCAATGATGGATAGAGAAACACAAGAAGGTAGATCAGAAGCATATAGAAGATTAATGAATAGAGTTAAATTTGGTACAGAAGGTGCTTTATTTAATTTAGGTTTAGTTGGTATAGGTAAAGGAATACAAGCTCTTAGAACTCCACCAGAAAAAGGTTTAGCTGAATATTCTGATAATATGTTAACTAGAGTTTATCAAAAATACTTGCGTTATGGTTTAAGTCCACAAAATACTGGAACAAAAGCTACTTTAGAATTAAAACAAGGAGCATTAAGTTCTCAAGATGCTGTTTCTTTTTTAGCTAAAAAAGAAATAGATAGATTTGATAAAGCTTTAAAAGATGTTTTTCCTGCTATTGAAGACACATATTTTACTGGTGCTAAGAAAGTTCCTAGTGCACAAGCAGAAAAAATATTTTTAAATGAAGTTCAAGAAATAATGCAACCTACAAAAGGTACGCAAGAAAGTATTATAAATCAAGCGAAAAGAAATTTAAATTTTGAAATTGATAAACAAACAGGATTAAGAAGATTAAAAAATCCTATAGCAGACGATGTTGATTTATTTAAAGTTGAAGATTATCAAATAGTAAAAGATGGAAAATTTGATCGATTATTAAAAAAAATAAAAGATACTGGAGCTGATCCAGAACCATTAAAAAATGCAATATTAAATTTTAGATCTTCGGTTGATAGTATGTCAGCTAGAATTTTATCTAGAGGATTACCTGAAGAATTATCTAAAACAATTCAAAAACAAATAGGTGGATATTTAACAACTGAGTATCAGATGTTTAATAGACTTAATCCTTTAAAAAAATATAAACCAACAGGAGAAACTATTACTCAAGCGACTCGAATGTTAATTAAAGACAAACAAAGAATTGCTTTGTATAAAAAAAGAGAAGCAGCTAAAGCAGCAGGTAAGTCTATACAACAAGTAGATAATATTAGATTAACACAACCTGAATTAAATGACATAGTAAAAACTTCAAATACAGATGTAGATGTTTTTCTTAAAAAAAGATCACTTGATGAAGTAGCAGAGGAATTACCTGATGGTACAAAAGTTCCAATAAAAGAACAAATAGTAGGTAAACCAGCCACAAAAGAAATAGCAAAACAAGAGATTGATGCAATTAGTATTAATCCATCTATTTTAAAAGACAAAGTTTTAAAACCATGGCAAGAGTTATTAGCAGGTAAAATAACTGACCCTAGATACACTTTTATTTCAACTGTGGGTAAACAATCAAATTTAAATTATACTTTAAAATATATGGATGAAATAAATAAATTAGGAAGTGTTGGTCCTAATAAATTTATATTTAGTGGTGTAGATGATTTAATTCAATCAAGAGTTGCTAGAAACACCGAAGAGGCCTTTGCACTTTTAAATGATAAAAATAAATTTAAACAAGTTCCAATTAAAGCTTTGAGTGAAGCACCTAATGGCTTATCAGCATTAGAGGGGAAATTTGTAAGAGCACCAATTTATGATGCTGTGTTTGATACGGCCAATAATTTATTAAATAATAATATAGCAGGTCAGTTATACAAGTATACAATACTTGGACCTAAAGCCATTACGCAAGTAGCTAAAACAGTTTTATCTGCTGTTACACACATGAGAAATTTTTTAAGTGCAGCGTCTTTTGCTTTAGCTAATGGTGCAGCGTATCCTAACTATGGTGACATTGATGTTTTATTTAGAGGCAAAGGTGTTTTACCTGCAAAAGATTTAACTTACGGAAGGGTTGTTGGATCAAAAGCTTTTGATGAAAACTTAGAACAATTGTATGCTAGAGGACTTAGACGAGGTATTTTTCAATCACAAGTTCAAGTTGGTGAGTTTAAAAGAGTGTTTCGTGATTTTGCAACACTAACACCAGGTCAAGTAGATGCGAAAGTAACAAGAGGTCTATTTAATGTTAAAGATAGAGTAACAAAAGTTTACGGTAAAATTCAAGATGCATACGTTGCAGAAGATGATTTTTGGAAAGCAATATCTTTTAATTTAGAACGAAATAGGTTCGATCAGATTTTTAGTCAGTATGGGATAGACTCAAGTAACTTTAGACAAATATTAGAGGGTAATGAACAAGCAGTAAAAGCTCTAGGAGAAAATGGAAAAAGTTTAAGTGACTTTATACAAACATCTGTTCAAAGAGATTTTGATTCTGTTACAAAACAATTTAATGGATCGTTTGATGATTTTGTTGATGAAGTATCAGCTAATTTAGTTAGAAATCAAGTGCCTAATTATGCATATATTGGTAGAGCAGGAAGAGCTTTGCGTTTATCACCATTCGGTAATTTTATAGCCTTTCCTTTAGAAATATTAAGAACAGGTAATAATATCATTACACAAGGTATAAAAGAAATTAATAGTGGTGTTCCTGAAATAATTAAACTTGGTCATAAAAGATTAATTTCTTTTGGTTTAACAGTGGGTGCAATACCAAATGCATTTAGAGAAACAGGTAAAGCATTAAATAATGTCACAGAAGATGAAATGGAGGCATTAAAAAGATTTGTTCCTGATTGGTCAAAAAATTCTACACTTATTCCTGTGGGTAGAGATGAAAAAGGTTATTTAAAATATTTAGATTTTAGTTATTCAAATGCGTATGATACCTTAACAAGACCTGTCCAATCAGTTTACAACGCCATAGCACAAGGTGCTAATTCAGAGGAATCTATGAAAGAAGCTGCAGGTAAAGGTATGTTAACAGCAGCTAAAGAATTAATGAAACCTTTTGCAGATGAATCTATATTTACACAAGCTTTAACAGAATCAGTTTTTGGTAGAGGTGTTGGTAAAAATGGTAAAAGAATATACAATCCAGAAGACGATACATTTATTAAAATAAGAAGTTCTATCGCACACCTTGCAAGCACTTTTAAACCTGGAACAGTAGATCAAGCTTTAAGAGTAGGTAGAACTTTAGCAAGTAGATCAGATAACTATGGTAGAACATTTAAAATAAATGATGAGTTATTTGGCTTGTTAGGATATAGACCATTATCTGTAGATCCTGAGAAAGCTTTAAAATTTAAAACTTCTATTCTTAATAAAAAATTAAGACAAGACAGAGCTTTATTTACATCACCACTTTTAAGAGGTGGTAGAATTACAGCTAATGATATTGTAGAAACTTACAAATATTCTGAAGCAAGAAGGTTTTACAATTTAAAAGAAGCATACAAAGATATTAATGCTGCTAGAGAATTAGGTATGTCTGATGCACAAATAGAAACAGAACTTAGATCGAGACCTGGTTTAAAAAGAGAAATTATTAGAAACTTAATGGATGGAATATTCACTCCACAAGAACCTACCAAATTCTTTAAACAAAGAGTTGCAGAAATTAATGAAGAATTAAATAGAAGTGAAGGTAGATCTTTACCAAACCCTTATAATCAAGCGGAAAGAATAATAGATAGAATAATAAATAAAAATTATAAAATTAATTTATCAGATGAAAGTAAAAGTCTTACTGATATAGATGTACCACAACCAAGTATATTTCAACAAGAATCACGGATCACGACTCCGCCTTTAAATACAGCACCAGTTGACGCTAATATAATCAACACACAAGCTCAAAATGTTGGCTTGAGTTTACCAGCTAATTTTGCTAGTTTATCTACAGCAGATAAGCTAAAAACTTTAAACGATTTAGGAATAAGGATTGGGTAACCATGGCAATAGACCCTAAAACAACAAGAGAACACATTGTAGCCTTATATGGATACATAACAGGGCTACGAAAAGACATTTCGCAAATTAAAAATAATCACTTAAAACATATACACGAAGATGTCGAGAAGTTGGGTGGCAAGATAGACAAGATCTATTGGGTTCTCTTAGCAGCAGCGGGATCTGCTGTGCTCTTCGCACTAGGAGTTTTATTTAACTAATGAACTTGACACGTAACTTCACTCTCTCAGAGCTTACTAAAAGCGACACTGCCATTAGGAAGGGTATCAATAACAACCCTAGTCCAGAACAAATAGAAAAATTAAAATTATTGTGTGAAAATATTTTGCAGCCTGTACGTGACCATTTTGGCAGAGTCAAGATCACTAGCGGATTCCGTAGCCCAGAGTTATGTCTTGCTATTGGTAGCTCTATAAATTCACAGCATGCCAAAGCTGAGGCCGCAGACTTCGAATGTCCAGGCGTAGACAATGCAGAACTTGCAGACTGGATACACAAGAACCTTCCGTATGATCAGCTCATCCTCGAGTTCTACACTCCAGGTGAACCTAACAGCGGGTGGATTCACTGCTCGTGGATCTCGGACCAACCAAGAGCATCTTACTTACATGCATTTAAATCAGAGGGTAAAACAAAATACAAACCAGTTCTTGGCGGTGCTAAGAATTTAGTTTAGATCCAATCTCGTAACTCTTCACCAAGGACTTCAGATGCAATATTTATTTTATTTCTTAAAGCCTTCACAATCTTCTCGTCAACGGTGTTCTCACAAATCAAATCGACATAAGTCACTGATTTTTTTTGTCCTATCCTGTGTGCTCTGTCTTCTGATTGTAGCCTCTTTTCTAGGTCGTAACCATTAGAATAATATATCACTGTGTTGGCTGCGGTAAGAGTAATACCATAACCTCCTGTTTGTGGTGTGCCAATTAAAAATCTACACTTAGGATTATTTTGAAACTGTTGAATATTTTCTTGTCTATCTTCTTGTGCTGTTAGACCATAGTAATCTACAATAGACTCTTCGCCATATTCTTCTACGATAGCTTTAATAATATTAGTGATATCATGTTGGTAATTAGCCCAGATAATAGCCTTACCTTCTACCTCTTCTAGCACATCCATCAACTCTGTTATCCTATTACTTTTAACTAGTTGTGTGCTACCATCGTCAGCTGTAAAATGTCCACAGGTTATTTGATGTAATCTCATTAACTGTGTAAGAACTGTAACACTAGTAACTTGTTTACCATTTAACACAGCAAGTGCCATAGTCTTCATTTGTTGATATAGTTTTAATTGCTCTGATGTTAATGCAATATTTCTTTTAATATATATTTTATCAGGTAAATCTAAGCAATCTTCTTTTAACACTCTATAAGAAAAACCTTTTAGTTTATCAGACAACTCACCAATATTTTGAAATTTATGCACCACTTGTATTGATCTTCCTCGTGCATGTATTGTTTTCATCTCTGCGTATCTATTACGAAAAGCATAGAATGATTGAAAGTTCAATAACCATGGACTTAGAAATTCACATTGTGAATATAAATCTAACGGGTTTTTTGTTACAGGAGAACCAGTCATAATTCTTCTATACTTTGCATATTTAGATAGTGCTAAAATATTTTTAGTTCTTTTAGCAGAGGAGTTTTTTATAGTTGTAGACTCATCAATAGCCATTAAAGTTTTATGTGAATTTAAAAATCTAGCTGCAAATTCTGTACCTTTAGATGTGCTTAGAGCTTCAACGTTCATTATTAATATATGTAGTTTTTCTTCTAGTTTAAATAAAGCGTCTAAATTATTTTTTTGTTTTTTTGTAATTAATGACTGCCACATTACTGACACATTTTCTATGTGGTCAGGTAAATGATTTGGTATCTCTTGTTTATACCAAGTTCCTATCACACCTTTAGGTGCTATAATTAAAGCACCGTCTACCTTGCCTTTGTCATACAACATAGCAAGATTATCTATTAATACTTTTGTTTTACCCGTACCCATTTCCATAAAATAAGCGTAGGTTTCTTTATTCCAAGATTTTTCCAACGCAGTTAATTGATGTGCGTATGGCTTAGTTTTAAATCTGTAATTCATAATATCTTTCTATTGACTTATATATAAAGGATGTTATATGATTTGTCAATGTCAGAAAGTAATAAATACGAAAATTTAAAAAGTAATTTTGTATCTACAGTTTACGTAATACAAGAAATTGCTGGAACACGGGCAGGTAATCCTAAAATAAATATTATGGGTGCATCTAACTATGGTCAATTTAAATTTTTATTACCAGAGTTTTCTCAGATAATTTTTTCACCAGGTCCACTCGTGTATAAGTTGAGACAAGGTTTAAAAAATTTTAAGAAGAGAGATTATTTACTACTTACAGGCGATCCTGCAATAATTGGTGTTGCATGTTCTATTGTATCTGATATTACAACTGGAAAATATAACTTACTCAAGTGGGATAAACAAGAAAGAAAATATTATCCTATTGAAATTAATCTATACGAGAAAGGAGAAATAGATGAGTAATATTAACTTTGAACAAGACAAGACAGACGTACTAGATAAAAGTGAAAACTTAAAACTTTTATCTAACGAGGTACAAAAAATGGAATCTTTAGTTTCTGAAATAGAGGGGATTGAAGATAAACTGAAGCAACGGAAAAAAGATTTAGAACTTCTATCTTCAGAAATAATTCCAACTATGATGTCTGAGATGGGACTATCTCAACTCAAACTTATGGATGGATCACAGATAGATGTTAAGCCGTTCTATAATGCTACGATTACACAAGCAAATAAAGAAGCGGCATACAACTGGCTTCGAAGTAACGGTCTAGGAGATATTATTAAGAATGAAGTGGTAGTATCTTTTGGCCGTGGCGAAGACAACAAGGCAGCAGAATATGCTGAACTTGCGAAGGGTCAAGGGCTTCAACCAACACAAAAATTAAAGGTTGAACCCATGACTCTGAAAGCGTTAGTCCGTGAGCGTATTGAGGCAGGGAAACCTATGCCAGCGGAAATTTTCAGCGTATTCGTTGGAAATAAGACAACAATAAAAAGGAAAAAATAAATATGAAAAATGAAACAAACATAGCGAAAAAACAAACAGGTGCTTTGGCTGCTAATATATTTGAAGCTGATGCAAATGTAGGTTCTCAAAACATAGAGCAAGAAGATCTTGCTTTACCTTTCAT